CTAGGATATGATGCAAAGGAAAACTGCTATGCACACATGATTGAGTGTGGGATAATTGATCCATCAAAGGTCGAACGGTGTTCTCTTACGAATGCCCTTAGTAACGCCGCCAATCTTATAACCATACATGCCAGCATTAGCGAGTACACCCCTCCAAAAGATTAAGACCCAAGAGTTCTTCATTGGGCCTAAAATCCGTGTTACGGAGGACAAGAAGTCAAAATCCCGAATCATCAACTTCCCATTCGACTTCCCCGATGATACGAAAGGGTGCATTATAATCTTGAGACTGGCGGATGAGGAGTGGACACCGAGCAATGACATTACAAAAATAACTTTGGATATGAAATGATATTCGATAAACTAAATCAGTATTACAAGGAAAAGTCTCTGAATAATTTAAGAGAGGATATGTTTCGATTGATTAAGGATTCAAATGAGTTTATATTCAAGATGCTTGGTAAAGAAAATAGCGTTGAATATTATAAATGGAGACTGGATTTTGATAAGAAAAGATATAGTATCGCACAACACCGTATCGCATCCCTTGAACTTGAAGAGGAATTTTTAGACCAAAAAATTGAAGAGAAGTCGGACTATCAAAAAGGATACGATGATGGTTATTATGATGGTCAAGAAGATTATGATTTAAGCCATGAGTAATAAATAATATGTCTAAAATGAAACTTTCAAAACCAATAGGCGCACGCATACTAATCAAGCTCGATGAAGTGAAGATAGCTGGTATGGATGTATCTTTGAATACGGCGAGAGAGACTGCTACTGTACTTGTTATAGGAGATGGATGGGACTTGAAAGCAGAACCCTTAAAGGTCGGAGATAGGATACATGTTAAGAGTTGGGCATTGGACATTGTTACTGAGGGCGAAGACACTTTCACTTATGTTTGGCAGAAGACGGGAGGCGTGTGCGCTGTAATAAAATGAATCGTCTAATCTATAGGTTTAGAAAAAGGTTTAAGCTTTTCATATGTGAAGTATTATGGTGTCATAAGATTGAAATAGACCGACCCTTTTGTCAAAGATGTGGAAAACCAATATGAATAACTGCGATAACATACGAGCTTGTCATAACTGTGATATAATTGCGGAGGATATGAACGCCGCTAGAGTAATTTGCAAGGAGTGCAAGGAACAATATGTGATACGCAAAGACCACCGAGGAGTACCGCTCAATAGACAGTATGCAGAGATATTCAAGAGGGATATCTTGCAGTCGAATCAAAACCTCTTTTATCGTTATTTTCCAAAGTATTTAAGGACTTAAATTAAAAAGGTGATAGAATATTTGAATAAATACAATAATATTTAACACTATGTCAAGAGGTAAAGCATGGAAAAGGGAAAAAGTCATACGAACTCTTGAACCCTTTTTCAAGTTGGGTTGTAATCCTAGAAAGGCTTGTGAATACGCAGGAATACCATACTCGACTATTGATACATGGATTCAAAAAGACGAGGCACTTCGTTTACAATTCCATGCTTGGCAAAATGAAGTTTCTGTTTCAGCGAGAAAGGTATGGAAAAAAGCTATTGATGATAATAATGTCCCACAGGCTGTTGAATGGTTAAAGAGAAAGGAAAAGGAAGAGTTTAGTGATAGGACTGAAACTGATATAACTACCAAAGGTGAACAAATAACTGTAGGAATCGCCACAACAGTTCTTGATAAAGCCAATGAGATATTGAAAGAAGATAAACTCAATGAACCAAAATAAATTAAAGATGATTGGTAAATTAGATGGCCTATGTCTTATTCAAGAGGATAAGCCAATGGGAAAGACTCTGCTTGCGTTTCCGATTAAACCCGATGAACAGGGCAGAGTTTGGAGGGGTGCGGTATTAAGCGAAGAAGTTGAAAGCCGTATTTTGGATATTATTGACGACATGAAAGAATATGCCAAGTCCTCGTGAAAAAGAATTGGCAAGTAAGAGCATATACGGATTCCTTAGTCCTCGTGAAAAAGAATGGGCGAGTAAGAGCATATACGGATTCCTTGAGGTATATCAGATTACAAATGATCAAGGACAGCTTTTAGATTTCAGAGACCATCCTTATCTTTGGGACATCTATGGAGATTTCACAAAAGAGATAGTTTGCCTCAAGGCCGCACAGATAGGTTTTAGTACTCTAGCCAATATCAAAGTCATGTGGCTTGCGAAGAATAAGAGAGCTGACGGATTCGGCTTTGATATAATCTACTCGCTTCCATCCGCTTCCGACATGAATCTGTTCGTGTCCTCAAAGACCAACAGGCTCATAGCCAACAATCCTATATTCCAAGAATGGACTGATGACAAGGATTCAATCGAACAGAAGAGGATAGGAAAGTCCACGATACACTTCCGAGGAACGCAGACTGAGCAAGCGGCTCTTGCTATACCGGCAGACCTGTATGTAGCCGATGAAGTAGACAGGTCAAAAGCCGACATCGTGGCTCAATTCTCAACCCGTTTACAACACTCTGATTATCAATGGCGTTGGCTGTTTTCAAACCCCTCAATACCAGGCGTTGGCGTTGATGTGGCATGGCAGAAGTCCGACCAGAAGCATTGGTTCATTAAATGCTTGCATTGCAGTCATTGGCAGTATTTGACGATGGAGAACATCATGGGCGAGCCTCCTATCTTTGGATGTGTTAAATGCAAGAAAGAATTGGACAGACGAGACAACCATGGCACGACTAAGTGGGTAAGAAAGTATGCTGATAGAACAGTCTCCGGTTATTGGATTTCATTGTTGATGAATCCTAAAGTAAGCGCACAGGAGATTTTGAATAAGAAGAAAGAATATACCGATGCGCAGTTTAATAACTATGTACTTGGACTTCCGTTCTTGTCTAAGGGCGCAAAGCTGTTGTCCACGATGTTCTTCTCAAATCTTACTTCAAGAGTCAATCCTATGGATTCACGCATAATCATAGGAGCTGATACGGGTAACGCAATCAATATCGTCTGTGGGAATAAGTATGGATTATTTTATCATTCAAAGACTGAAGGTTATGCTGAACTATACAAGCTTATGAAGCAATGGCCTAATGCCATTTTGATGATTGATAGCGGTGGAGACATATCAGGCCCGAAAGGTTTAAGAGAGGCTTTCCCTAATCGGGTGTATTTGTGTTACTTCAGAGGCGACCAAAAGAGCGACCAAATTGCTAAATGGAACGATGAGGATGTATCCGTCATCGTGGACAGGAATAAGATACTTCAGTTAGGCGTGGATGAGTTTACTGAACATCGCTTGCCTATCTATGGCACGCAGGATGATTGGTTCGAGTATTGGCTTGAATGGGACAGGATGAGAAGGGTTGAAGATACCGATGACAAAGGCACTAAGACTTACGAATGGCAAAAGACACCAGGGCAGAGAAGCGATTATCCTTTCGCTCAGTCGTTGTGGAGAATAGGCATGGGACGCTTCCTTGATGAGAAAGTATCATTCGTCTCACCCTCGCAAGATTCATTCGCACAAGTGGGACTGGATGTATCGCCAGACGGGACGACACGCTTTGACCCACGCATAATCTTCTAATTCCCAATAGCACCCTATCTTCGCAAGGTATATGCTTATAGCATTACAACTAACCTATTTATATTATGGCATTAGAACGAACAGAAAAACAAAATAAGGACTACAAGATAGCACAGAGCAATGCTCCTGCTTTTAGAAAGGATATGGCGAAGAAGATGAGAAAAGTTCCTCAATCAACTAAGGATGCAGATGTGGCCTATCAGTCTGATAAGAAAAATGGATACCTAGGACATTTTCCACACGCAAAGAATAATCCAGTCTTAAAATCATGGTCACGAAATCAAAAGTAATCTAAATGGCTATTCAGTCCACAACACAATCATCTAGTGGAATCTTTAAGGCCATTCAGGGCGCATTGGATGTCTTCTCCGGCGTAAACAAAGCTCGTGGAGTATCAGAGAACCTGAACCCACCCGCAGAGCTTGATGTAACATTTTCGATGTCCGACAAGGACTTCATCGAATGGAAGCGGCAGAAAGTACAGGACTACAACAAATACTACGGCGACATCGAACCATCGCAATCGCTCTCATTTGAATACTGGATAGGCAAACAGAAAGCTGATGATGAACAGGTTACGGGACAGTCATTGACCATAAACAAACTGTTCAAGGCCATTGAGACTTTTATACCTATTGCCACCCGTGCTAACCCAGATCCGCTAGTGAAGTGCGACCCCTCTCCTGCCGGTGATGCTCTTGGTCATGCAATCAAGTCATGTCTTGTAAACTTGGCCGACACGATGAAGCTACGCAAGATATTGAAGAAGCTCATCAGGCATTGGATTATCTATCGTGTCGGTATCTTAAAAGTCTCCTATAATTTACAGCTCGACAAGATAGAGACTGAGGCAGTCAATCCAAAAAGATGGATGGGCGACATCGACGGGCATTGGGATGAGACTGGATTTTTCACGGGTGAATGGCAGGCCGAGAAGAAGAAGGCTACGGCTGATAAGCTCTTAAAGATGTTCTCAAAGAACGAGCTGGCCAAGTTGCTCATCGAGAAGAACTCCAAAGGCAAAAAAGGAACCAAACTCGAATACATCGAATGGTGGATAAAGAATCGTGAAGTCTTTTACACGATGGAAGATGTCGTCTTAGGCAAGTACAAGAACCCCCATTGGAATTGGGATGTCGAGGGCAAGCCA